GATTCATCGCATCTACGCAAACCTGCGAGATGAAGCATTGCAATTAGAAGACTATGATGCGCTAGTGAGCATCAACAAAGACGCTGATCTTGCTCTCGCAATGATTGAAGGTTACGTTGAATGGGTGCGCGAGACCGGCGTTGACGATGACATTGAAGTCATCTCTGTAGAAGAAGAAATCGCGGTTGAACTCGAAGCACTGCCCGTTACGCTCATTGGAAAACTCGACACTCGAGTTCGTAGACGCAGCGACGGTCGCTTGTTGTCAATTGACCATAAGACGTGCGCAAGTATTGACGACCTTGTACGTCAAATGCAACAACTCGAGCAACCGATGATGTATCAACTTCTTGAACGTCTCAATCCAAACTCTGACGAACACGTTGTCGGCGGAATGTACAACATGCTTCGCAAAGTAAAGCGCACTGGTTCAGCGAAGCCTCCGTTCTACGCGCGCGAAAGTGTTCATCACAATAATGAAGAGTTGCGCAACTTTTGGTTACGACTTCACGGTGAGTTGAAAGTAATGCTTGCGGTAGAAGATGATCTCGACAACGGCGTTACGCATCAAGAAGTTGCGTATCCAACGCCAATGTCAACATGCTCGTGGGACTGTGACTTCCGCGCTGTGTGTCCAATGTTCGATGACGGCTCACACGCTGAAGGCGTAATCGAGAATGCGTTTGTAGTGCACAACACGTACGAACGATACGACATGATGAAGGGAGACGCCCAATGATGGGATTCAGTCTGCTCGTTCACGGGCAGAGTAAGAGCGGCAAGTCATACCTTGCTGACACGGCGCCAGGACCTCGCTTGGTCCTTGACGCAGAAGGTGGCGCAAGCACTCGCTTTACGCCTTCACGCAAAGTTGTGTGGGATCCACAATCGGATCAACCTCCAACTGCTGACGGAACTTGGGACACATGTGTTGTGTACGTGCGTTCATTCATTGACGTGCAACGCGCATACGACTGGCTGAACTCAGGCAAGCACCCGTTCAAGTCGGTAGTCATTGACTCATTGAGTGAAACTCAGCAACGCTGTGTCGATGCACTCGTCGGTAGCGACCAAATGAAAACGCAAGACTGGGGAGAACTGCTTCGTAAAATGTCGACGTTGGTGCGCTCATATCGTGACTTGATCATTCACCCAACGAATCCGCTGCAAGTTGTTGCGTTCATCGCAATGACGCGCGATATTGACGGCGTGAAGCGTCCTTACGTTCAAGGACAACTCAGCAGTACACTTCCGTACTACGTTGATGTGTGCGCATACTTGTGGACAGATCTTGCGGAGGACGGGTCGCAGCACCGACGTCTTCTTTGCACTCCGCACCCGCAGTTCGAGGCAGGAGACAGGACAGGCAAACTGAGCACTGTGCTCGAAGAGCCAAGTATTGAAACGATGCTTGGTATGATATATAACCCAACCGTCAACAACTGACGCTAACGAAGGAGGACCACAATGCCAGTATCTTGGCAGAATCTTATGGATGAGGCTTCGGCCGCAGGCGGCGGCTCTTACGAGCCTCTTCCCGTGGGCGACTACAGCGTCGTCATCGAAGAAGCATCACACACGACTACGCAGTCGGGCAAGTTGATGTTCAAGACGAAGATGAAGGTCGAAGGCGGCCCACACGACGGACGCTTCGTGTGGAATCAGTTCGTCATCTCGCCTGAGTCACCAAACGCGCTGAGCATCTTCTTCTCGCAGATGAAGACGCTCGGTCTTGATTCAGCGTTCTTCGCTGCTCAACCCAGCGAGGACGCAATCACTTCTGCTCTCATGGGCAAGCGTGCGACGGTGTCACTACAGCAACGCGAGTGGAACGGCCAAGTTCGCAACGAAGTCAAGAAGGTTATGCCGCCTCTCAATGGCGCTAACGTTGCTTCGGCTCCCGCAGCGGCGACTCCTGCAGCGCCGACTGCGGCTCCCGCCCCGGCTCATGCTCCGAGCGCAACCTCAACTCCTATCGCTCCTTTCTAAGTAGCGTAAGATGAAGGTTGCGATCTTCGAGCCAGAGCCGCGCGTGTGCGGCCCGCTCTCATGGGCTTTCCATGTGAAGAGCGGGCTGCTCGCGCTCGGGCACTCTTGCGACATCATTTCATCAACGAAGTCAGGCAAGTCTCGCGTTTCGTGGGGCACAGAGAAGCCTGGAGCGCGTTGGTGGTTGAAGCCGATGGACCGTGTTGAGAAAGACGCTAACGTTGCGTCTGTGCTTGACGAGTATGATCTCGTGATTCTTCCTGAGATTCGTAACCCATCGAAAGACAAGGAAGCAGCGAAACTCGAGGACGGTACGCTGCCCGTGTACGTTGATGCGCTACGCAAACTCAAGAAAGCGCGTTGGACAACTTCGCTTCACGGCAACAAGTATCTCGACAAAGACATGCCTTTCATTGAAGCGCTGCTTGAAGCGCCAACGATTGGAAACACTTTGGTGACGTTGAGTTGGGACTCAGTGGAGTCTAATGATCTGTTCAAAGAGATGTCTTGGGTGAAGTGTCACCTGCCGTACGCGCCAACGTACAGCCCTGACAGTGACGTGATGCCTGAGAACTTGCGCACCGTGGGTGCAACTGGACGTTTCATTTACAACAAGGGTCAACACCTTGTGTGCATGGCAGGGGGTCTTCTTCCTGAAGACGTCACCGTGGAGGTATGGGGAGCGTGCTCTATCGGCCCATCGCCTTCGCCGACGTACATCGTTTACGAGACATTGACGCAAAAGATGGGCTGGACGGGTCAACGCTACGGTCACGATCCCAAGGATGAAAACGATCCCGCTGGCGGCAACATTATTCAGCCGTTCAAATGGGACGCTCGACTTGACGGTCACGCACTTGTGCGCTACCTTGGAAACTACAGCACACCCGTTCAGACTGCTGGACGCATGGCCGTGCATACAAACTTGACGTCATCATCATTCTCAGGTGATCTTGTTGAGTTCTCAACACTCGAGGCGATGGACGCCGGTGCACTCTCTATTGTGCCAAAGCATTTGTCTGACCCTGAGTTTGACGCGTACGTACTTCCTACGTTCGGTGTTGCACTCTCTATTCCTAAGGTGCTCAAAGACATGTCCACGGTGAATGAAGTCGGCGAGGCTATGTTGACGATGCTTGAGACCGCGCAAGATCCAAAGCGCCGTGAAGAGATCGTTCGTCACAATCGCTCTGTGTTGCAAACTAGAAATGACCCACGCAAAGTAGCGCAGGTCCTCATTGAATCGGCAATGTCATGAGTCGTTGGCGCGCTGGCTGGTTAGCCGACACTCGTTGTCTTCAAATTGAAGCGTACGGAAAAGATCCTGCGTTTCTTGAGGGTGACGAACTCGCTGACTTTGTCATTTGGAATCACACGGCTCTCGTCGATGAGATGAGTGAGTTCCTCGGTGAAGTTCAATGGAAGCCGTGGTCAAAAGTTCGCGGTGGCGTCAACTACGATGCTGCAATTGGTGAACTCATTGATGTTGCGCACTTCCTTGCAAACCTCGCCGTGGCGATGGGATGCGACGATGAAGAGTGGGAAGAGCGTTACGTTGCAAAGATGCAATTGAACGCTGCCCGTCAGAGTGCCGGGTATGACAATTCGAATAAGTGTCCAAAGTGCAAACGCGCTTTGGATGACACAAGTGTACGATGCACAATGACACAATGCATGGATGAGGAGTTTGATGCCGACGGACTTTGTTGATGTTCACGGATTCGCAGGTGGCTTGACGCTTGGGATTCACATGAACGACTTTGTGTTGCGAGGTAAGAAAGAAACAAAAGGCGCGTTCGGTGCGCCTAACATGGAGGCTAACCGCCACATCCTGGGTGACCAGTGGGAGACGCAGGCTGGACCGTACGAAGATTGGGAACCGATTGACGTTCCTCTTGTCGCAGGCAACCCACCGTGCAGTGGCTTCAGCGCAATGACAACGCAATCATTTCGTGGCATCGACAGCCCAGCAAACGCATGCATGTGGGGAATCACGGATTACGCTGCAAAGATCGCCCCTGACATCTTTGTCTTTGAGTCCGTGTCG